AGACGGCATTGCTTGGTTGATTACAATCGGCCATCCAAGCAACTTGGAAAGAGGGCTGTCACCAGACGGATCAGGCGTAAAGTACGGACGACCAAATCCATCCTTCAGGCCAAGCAGATAGGAACGAGTACCGCTCGACATCACCCAGGAGGGCGAAATTGCGTAACTCGGATCGAGTGCTGCCTGGAGGTTTACAAGATCATCCCACGCGATACCATTGGCCAGTGCAGTGGTCGTGGTACCCACTGCCGTCGCACCAAGCAGGCCACCAGCCTGGGAGTTAGGCAGCGTATTGCCTGCACTATCCTTGCCCAGAGTCACGATGGTCTCAAGGCCGCGAGCATACCTGATGCCGAAGTAGTCTCGAATGGCAGAGTCGAGATTGAAGGCGGAATCGGCCATCTCTTCGACACTGATCTTGACCAGACCACCTGATACGGTATCAACCCCAAGTATCTTCGACTCGAAGCCGGGATCAGTTTCAGCAGGCGCACTGCTTCCTTCCGTGTTGAGGATCACCAGCCCGTTCGCGGTATCGTTACCGAGGCTGATCTTCATAGGGCGGCCAGTCCCATCAGTGACCTTGTTTCGGACCTTCTGAGAGATCGGGCCGACCCACTTGGTCATATTGACCAACTCTCCATAAAACTCTTGGGGAATCAATGCACCACCAGTGACATCCGACGTGGTCAACAGGTCGCGGTACTCTGCCTCGACTGCTGCGACATTGCCACCAGCACGGAAGTAGCTGCGAAACGCCTTGTTCAGCTTGTCACGGCGTTCACCAACCAGTTCACCGTTGCTGGTACCAATACCTGGGCGAGGGCTGCGAACAAACTCGCGGCTTTCTGCCTCATGGTTGGCCAGTACCGCAGAACGCTGGATGTCTGCCTCGATGGTTTCCAGTTCCTTGTTCATGCGGTCGAACTTTGCTCTCGACTCGGTATTGAATCCAGCCAAGGCAACTTTTTCCATGTCCAAAAGCAACTGATTCTTCTTATTCTTCAATTCACGAATTTCCATTATGTGTGTTCTCTCTGCCTGCTAGGAGGCTTGTAAGGTATAGGGCAGGGATAAGTGTCATCGGGTATGTACCGACGCGGTGGCGAGCCTTATAGCGTGTTTGTCGTGGCTTTTATGAAGCCTAGAAATGGCAAGAGGCAGCAATCACCGGGTTAGGTGACTCTGCCTCATGGAAGCTTTCGGTTTTGGTTGGGTCTTACTTACTTCACACTTGTGGACTTAGTCCTTCATGCGGTGATTGAAGAGTTGCTTCACTCGCAACTGATCCTTGCGAACTTCGTCACACTCTTCACTGTCGCTGTCATCGGTACAGGGATCGTCGCGGTCCTCTTCATCAGGACAGTTACCGTCTTCATCCTTGTCTTCTTCGTCACAGTCTTGGTCGTCGTCACTATCGATCATGGATCGTAGCTCGACAGGGCAGTTGGCCAATGCTGCTGACCTTACCTGTGCGCTGGTCTGCAAATATGCGGGGCCACTTGTCAAGGTGATTTCGAACAGCGATGCAGACTTCACAGTTCTAACAATTTGGCCGTTCTCATTGCTCCAGTCGTCACCACCTGGATCAACGATGAAGCCAAACGAGCAACCCTGTATCTCGCGACGTGCCAACATACTGGCCACATCCTGTGCGAATGAGGCAGTGCCAAGGCTGGCGCTGAACTGTAAGCCACTGGAGGTGTCATTCACAGACAAGGTGCCAGCAGACTGGCGACCCAGAACCTGACTGGTGTTGTGGTTGTTCAGGAGCAGGAGGTCAGCACTGCGTAGGCTTTGGGTGAAGGCACCAGCTTGTATTTTTTCGAACCAGCCACCCAAATCTTGTGACAGGCTGCCGTAAACAATGGCAGTACCCGATACAGTTCGCTTGTCGCCAACTGCCCTGTACTCAAGTGCTGGTTGACTGCCTTGGTATGATCGGAGTTCCTTAGTTGTCTTGCTCAAGCTGTTTCTCCTTCTGTTGAGCACTAAATGAATCTCTGCCTTGGACTGCTTCGTCTAACGAATCGAAGTGGCCAATGTGCTTGGTTCCAGAGAATGCATGGAAGTAGCCGTTCAAGGGCTGGAACACAATGCCTCTCCATAGATTTCCTAGTTCACTGTGCTTGAATTTGGGTACTGGTACTTCTCGGTAAGCCATTAGTCCTGCTCCTCCTCGTCTGAGAATCGTCCAGTGCCGTTCAGAAACTGATCTAACTCGTCACCCTGACTAGAACCTGTATCTGCATCAACCTTGGTACGGTCTACTGGCGAGATTCCAAACTTGCTGCTAACTGCCAACATCTGGCGGTGTGCTGCTACAGAGTTACGCAAGGCAGGATTCTGGACAGGCTTCACCGTCTTGCCAGTGCGCGTCTGGCTGGTGACATTTATGATCAGACCATTTTTAGATAGGTCTGCCTCTGATGCAATCCAGTGACTGAAGAACTGGCAGTAGCTGGCGAGTAAGCTTCGGTCAAGGGCAGCGAATGTATTCTGGTCAACCAACGGGCCGACGATCCTCTGCCACTCTGCCTTGGCAACACGGTTGAGATACTTCGGGGGTGCTAGGTCAGGAGCTACTTGGAGCGGTTGCTTCAGTGAATTGTCCCTGTCCTTCCTGTAAGTTCCACGGGCCTTCTTGGCCGCATTTGATGTCTTCTGCATGGTTCTCTGCCCTTTCTAGGCTTGTTTACGCCCATTCTGGGGCCATTCAGATGCCTTTATTGGCTGCTTCTAAGTTATTGATTTAGTGACACTTGTCTAATGTGTTACACGCTGTCACATTTCTGATTTTTGTTCAGCACATTGACAGTGTGTGAGAACTACTGGCCGTCGTTTCGTAGGTCGAAAACCTTGAAACTCCATACACCCCCTATCCGGGTGCCTACACCTGAGCCTAAGTAGCTGACAGCATGTCACTTAGCTTGTAACATCGAACTGTTGACAGTGCTGTGACCAGTTAGCTGTCAACATATCTTGCGATCAGTCCAGTAGACAGGCTTCTGATGTCAGGGTGATGGGTGAGTGTACCTGGACGGCTATCGACGCAGTGTACCCATGCTGTAGCCTCGGGAATTGCTATCAGGTGATTGTTACTGAATACCGACGCCAAACTAATCTCGTGGGGCCGATGATGCCACCAGCCCCGTCACCCGCGAAAGGGACAGCCGAGACAATAAGCTGTCTGACTAACGGATGAAACTTCAGGAGGTTGGCCGTCGAAGTAGCCATTGGCCCTAACCAACCTCCATGTGTGCCAACTAACCAGACGCGATGGCAGAACAATCTGGTACCAGTGGGAACACACAATCAATCTTATGGAGCAGAGGCTGATGGAACAGCTTGCTCCTGCCTGTACCATGCCTCGAAGCAGTGATACCAGGAATGGTTGGCCGCTTGCGATGACTAAACAAGAATCCCGCATAGACACCAACCATGAGTAACTTGCGTGGACGGTATGAACACGTCCACTAAGGGCTGCACCCTGAGCATTGACCAATCGATACTAAAGAAAGGCGGAGGTCAGGTGCTGCCACTGGCTATCTAAACATTCGTGGTGATCACCGAGGGCGTTAACACTGGTGGGATACCGTCGATCAGTTTCGGTGCTGCTAATGACTTGTTCGCCCATGCAGCCAGTACCAAGGCTGTTTTGTCACTCTCTTCAGGAACCCGCGTAACGACGTTAAACCTGCGTAGTTGTTCCTTCAAGATGCCAAGGAAGTTCTGCCCAGATCGCAACCTATTGCCACTTGTCGGTTGACCGTGCTGCACAATCGCGTCTATGGCTTGTAGGAACGATTTGTCATGGCTGGCGACTATCACAGTTGCCTTGGTGCGCGTCGTGCTCTCCAGCAGGCTAGAAATGTCTCTGTTGCTGATGTTGCGCAAGGCAGCAACCAGTGCGACTGTTAACAGGGAATGTGTGCTGGCTACTGTCTCAAGTTGTCCACCAGACTTCTGGTTCTTGCTGCCTCGGATCGTGGTTGAGTTTGCCCACAGTCCAGTCCTCTTGTTGGCTGCTACTACGATCAGGGCGTCTTCGGTTCTAAAGTCAATCTTCATTCTGCTCATCCTCCTATGGGTTGGTTGTTGGTTGTTGGTTGGGCCACCAATCGGTGACCCTCGTTGTTGCTATTACCGCTTACCCCTCGCAGCGCGTTCTACCAGTGTCGGCAAGCTGGCACCTTCACGGGCGACCTTGCGGACGGACTCAATGTCGATGCGGCGGCTGTCACCGATCTTGACGCTATCGAGCTTTCCGGTGTCAATCATCGTCATCACGGTTCGTTCACTGACTTGTAGTGCTTCGCTGGCTTGCTTGACAGTGACAAGAAGCACCTCGATCACTGGCTGGGGTTGGGGTTGCATACGCTGGGGTGCGAGTTCCATAAAGGTGTCCTCCTTGCCCGTGTGGGCTGGTTGAATGGTGTGAAGATATGTTGCTGAGATTGGTCGAGTGCAGAGTGTGCAGTTACAAGTAAGTTGGCATGGAAGAGTTCACATCCCTCTAATTGCAACGACGGAAAAAAGTAAGAAAAAGTGTCCTAATTACAAACAAAGTTGTGGAAAAGTGCAGAAACTAACTATCGAGGACAACTTAGTGCATATGTCCCTCTATACTCATAGATCAAAAAAAACAAGAAAAAGTCGCTTGATCATGAAAATAGTTACAGATTTATTTTCGTTGGTGCAGACTCTGCACTTACAAGTCAGTCGGCATGGAGGAATACATCCCTCTATACTCATAGATCAAAAAAATCAGGAAAATAAGCCAAGATGGTCAACAAAATTGTGGAAAAGTTCAGAATGTTACTGTCGAGGTCAGGTTAGTGCATATGTCCCTCTATACTCATAAACTGAAAAAAACAAGAAAAAGTCTGCTGATTGGTAACAAAGCTGTGGAAATTCTCTGATGCTGGCACTAATACCAAGATATGTTTGAATTCTGCCCCGACAAGCGATTTCTGCTCCTTGAGGCAGGGGAAGGTATCACCTGGGTGCTATCGCGAGCGTGGCGACCCCCTGCTGCTTCATTCTGAAGGTTTATAACTCTGCCTAGTGGTGAGTTACGGCTAACTGTTGGCAGGGTTGTTACAGGGTGGCGGGTCGAGTGGCAGAAACTTGCTCAAATCCCGCCAAGCAGTTACAGCACAGTCACTGCGCGCTCGCGTGTGCGCGTTGTTAACAGTACTAGTAACAGTAGTTGTTAACTAAAGACTGTAAAACAAGAAACTAATAAACAAAAATGTACTTTCTGTTACTTGTTTTGTCCTCTATTGTCTACTGTTGTAGTCTAAGGGCAGAGTGTAAGTGCTTGAAAACATTGATACCCGCGCCATGACGGTTGGCAAATATGTCAACCCGTAGGTCTGCAAATATGTCAACCGCTTCACTCACAGGTTACTTTAGTAATTGATGAATTTGTCAACCGCGTAAGTGACGGTTGGCATTTTTGTCAACCACCTCTCTAGCTGCCCTGATCCTAGCGTGTCTGGCAACTAGCTCTGAACTCGGTCTTGCAATAACGTGTGTCGCCTTACTGCAAGTCTGTTCTATAGGCTCTGACTCATCACGATCCTTTGGATCATCAGTAGCAGAGTATGCAACTGGCTCAGGCTGTCTGAAGATATCTTGAACCCTGACAGCCTCCACTTCGACATCACCCACTTCAGGCAGCGGCTGGTAGACAGGTCGGCCTTCAGGCACCTTGCGCGTGATTGGTGCAGGCTCTGGTACGGGCTCTGTCGCCTGCACAGGTTCTGTCTCCTGTTCTGTAGCAGACTGTTCAATGGAACCCTCAAACGACTTGGGAAACTCGTACTCGTACTCATCCCGTCGCTTGCTCGTTTCGTTGGCGTGGATCAGTCCTGCATTTACCAGTGCCTTACGTGCTCGGACAAGGGCAAACTCATCCAATCCTGCAATGTCCTTCAACTCTTTGTTGGTGACTATAACCTTCAGTCGCGTGATATTGACTGCATTTCGCTTAAAGAGCAGGGCATGGTACAAGCGAGCATTCGCGTTGAAGACACTCTTAGTGTTGTCTGCTCCCTTGGTCTTAAGGTTGAGCAGATAGGTTGGAATGGCAAAGAATCGCCTAAACGCTTGCTTGGCAGTGCCAGTCTCTTGTGATGAATCGTTCATATGACCTCCTTTGGTCGGTTGCGTTGCGAACAAAAAAAATAGCCCAGAGGCTGAAACCCCTGAGCGGCGTGGTGACGTGCTGGTGGTGTCGTGTGTTCTAGTTCATTCGGTTGTATCCTTTCCCGTTCGCGACGGCTGAATTCGAGTTCTGAGTTAAAAATTAGGATACAGGTCAGGTGCCTGGGCTGTCAACAATGCAGAACAATGGTACTGGGTCAGTTTGAATCCAGAGGAGATGTTAAAGCATTCTAAGACTGCGCTGTTGCTTGTTTGGGTAGTTGAATCAAAGTGAGGTCTTTCGCTTCGGCAATAGCCAGGATCAGGTTTGATCCTCGCGACGATGGGACTATCGGAACATCAAAGCGAAATACCGAATTGTAGAAAGTCATCTGGGTGGTTGGCAGGGGACCGCCATAGTAGTGGACTATACAATCTGTGAATTGAAGATTGGATGGCTGATCTCCAATTTTTATTCCATTAGTCATCTCAGCTACGTCTTCTAACGTGACCTCGCAATTACTGTATCGGCTGCCAGGTTGTGTGGCGAATAACTCGAATTTGCATGGTTTTCCCGCCGAAGTAGAAAGTACCTTGGGACTGTTCGGCGACAGGGTCTCTGATCTATAGCTGATCAGTTCACTTTCCGCCTGCCACACTTGTGGCAATTTTGGCTCGCGCTTTGCTACATCTGTGATCGCGGTTGATAATGCGTCCAGTTTGCCTACACTTGGTTGTTTCCTCTGGACGCGAGCCGTCTGAATCTGGGCGATAGCCGTACTGAGATTCGCCTGAAGTTGTTCGGCAGACTTTGGCGCTTTAAGTTCCGCCACAAGTTTTGTATTGCCCCCATCGGCCAACTGTTGCTTGATCGCAATCACATTCACCGTGATAAACGATCCCCATACAATTACGAGCGGGATGAAGATTCCTAGAACCCATTTTGCAATTGATACGGTGGCTTCAAGGGATGCTAGGCGCTCTGGCTGCGGTGCCATCTCTGTCTCGCTTTCTGGGGAAACGATCCTGCAATTGTACTCGGGAGCGATC